GCCTGCAGTTGATGCGGCGGCATCGCCACCAGCATCTTTATGCACCATGCTAACAATAGCACTTCCAGCCGCAATAGTAATATCTGCTGTCGGTGTTTCTTCCCAAACAATGAATTTATAATACACACCATCTTCTAAAGTAGTTGGTAGTGTAATGGAATAAGCTCCATCTGTAGAATCGCATGTAAATACTTTTCCACTATCATCGTTTGTAAGAGTAACCGCTGCTGATAGGTATTGAACCTTTTTCTTGTGCCCATAAGCATTGCCACTATTTTCGTTGAGAAAATTACCTCGCATGATTAGACTCCTTCCAAGTTTATCAAGTAATGAGTTTCAGGGAGTGAAACTTCAAGACCTGCTTCTGTTAGAATCATATCTTTACGCAAATCCTCGTCAGCACTTTGTACGTTACTTACCACGTGTGTGTCACGATTTACACCGTTACCAACAAGAGGTCTGTAAGCCACGTGATCAAGGTCAACAAGCTGTAAAAAGCCTGATGCAAAACCACGGAACAAAGGTTCTTTAACAAGATTCATTGTACCATGAATGGTTTCAATAGCCATCATTTTATGACCATATGCACCATCTTTGGCTTGAATATTGTAACGAAGATTAGATACATCATTAACAGCAGTTGATGTTCCATCAACCAATGTTCTATTCATGAATGCATCTGCACCAAGTTTGTTAAAGAAAGTGATCACAGGTAGACTTGCTAGTGCAAGTTTTGAATCTGTACCACCACGAGCTGGGTCGTAAACTACTTCGAAATCAGCAAGTAAGCGATCGTATGTTAATTCAGTGGTAGCCGAACTACGAAAGTAGGGCGCTCCAGATGAATAAGAAAGAGCGGAATCATCAACTACTGATGTTCCATTCTTAATAACATGTCCGCAAATACCTTCTGTGTATTGAATACCGCCAGAACTTGCACGCTGACCAAAGAGCATAGCTCTTTCAATATCAACTTTATGCTCACGTAATTTGTTATTCCAAACACGCTCCCACTCATTGGCGTATCCACGATAATGAGTAGCTCTTGCTGTATTTGACATTTCACAAGCAGTTTTGAAGATCTGGGTATATCCATAATCTGTGTCAAGTTCTTCTGACCATACATCAGGTGAACCTGTTCCTTCTGCGAAAGAAGTACCTATCACAGTACAGTTAGCGTTATCTGCACCAGTTTCTGCACCGTCAATTGCAGAAATTGTCTTGCCTTGAAAAGTTGTAGTGCTTCCAGCGTCAACAGGAGCTGATTCACACCGAACAATAATTGATTCGGGAGAATTACTTTCTGTATAATCTACTACAAACACCATTCCTTTTACAAGCCAATCAACAGATGCACCGCCTGAGGTGTCTATTGTATAGGCTAAGGAAGAACCAGCCGCTGGTATCGCATGAGAACCCGCAAGTAAAAAACTGCGGTCTGTCATAGAAACCTTGGTTCGGTCTTCCAAGAATCGGAATTGTGGGTCATCCGTAGGGACTTTAGCTACCTTGGAAAGGTATACGAAGAATGGAGATTCATCGGGAGCTAAGTCGGCCACACGGTCACTAAAGTTGTATAATCTCCTTGTATGATAGCCTGAAGCTGCCGTACCTGGAGTAGCAACATTAGTGATACCCTGGTTAATAGTTGCCATTTAAAAACTCCTTAAGTTTTTTTATATTCTGTTTTTGTTTGACGCATTCATAATGCCTGACCAAACATCATCCATCTCGCTTGGTTTCTCGGGAGCCGCACCTTGTACAATACCTGCCGTAGGCGCTATATTTTGACTTTTATGAACTGCTTCCATATTCTGGGCAGCTTGTTCGTTTGTAACACCACGATGTTTCCTATAGACATCTATTAAGACATCCAATGGTACTTCATCTCTTGGGTTAGTAGCGAACTGCAAAAAGTCATTAACATGCGCTGGGTCTTCCATACCATACTTCGTTGTTAACTCTTGCCTAACATTATTTAACGCCACCTGCTCACGTATGCCTGATAACTCATCGTTAACAGCTTCGCTTACGAGAGCACGTTCCTGACCAACCCTCATCTCGTATGAGGGAGAGCCTGGTTTATAGTAAGCTTCCCACGGATCAAATGAATCCTCATCCACTTGACCTTTAGACTGTTGTTCCTGTTGTGGTTCACTTACTTGGCCACTAAGTTGCTGTCTCATCGCATCTACTACATCAGGTCTCTGTTTTAAAACATTACCTAATTGTTCATACTTGCGAAGTTCTTCCACTTGACTATTGAGTCTTTCATACTCAGCAGTTTTTCTGTCGTACATAGATTGAAACTTCTTTGCTTCATCTTGTTCTCCTACAGCTTGTTGCTGTTCCTGCTGAGGTCTTTCGTCAACAATTGGCGGTAAAGCTTCGCTTTCAACACCTTCTATTACTGGGGCCTCTCCGTGTTCGGTATTTTCCATTTTTTATTTCCTCGATTTCTTTTGTTTTATGGCTTCACCTTTATGATGTCCAACAAAAGCAGAACCGTGTAATGTCCCTACACTTTTTTTCTGTCTTTGCTAGCCTTTAAAACGTCTTCTTCGGCTTCTATGACTCTTTCTAACTTATTAAGATTTACCTTAGTCTTAAACTTACTATCGGTCAGAACCTCTTTAAGTTGAGATTTGAACTTTTGTGCCTCAACTTGCTTTTTGGAATTAACGTTTTCACGTTCAGCTGTCTGTAGGTCGCCTTTAAGTTTTTTAACCTGTTCTTGTAACTGCTGTACCATTCCTTGCATTTGAGCCATTTGGCCTTTACGTTTTAAAACGCCTTCTTTGTCAAAGATTTCAGTTTTCTTTAAAACCTCGACATCGTCTACCAGTCCCAACTTAAATGCTTCCAAGTACATATTGTATTCGGCCATCCTATTAGATGGTAAAGTTGATCCTGATATTATTCTCACGTCGTAGTTACCTATAGTAATATCATTATGTATAGCTCCTACTTCTTGAGATTTATCGTCATACATTTGATTGATAGTAAACTCTGTCAAATCATTGTTTGGTTGTACAACTCTAAATGTTTTTTGGTAATCATAATGGCCTTTGGCTAAGTTATATAAACACTTACCAAGCCTATTAAGACTACTTTCAATATCCCTAAGTTTTGCCTTACCACGAGTTTCACCCATCTCTGAAAGCATGGATGTTCCTCTGACAGTCTCTGGTGCGGCTTCTTTAAAGCCTTGTAGTAACTCAGGAATACCGAGACTTAAATCTATATAATGCTCTATTCGCCCTATCAAATTGTAAAACTCAGAAGAAAGTGATTGTGGGGCAGGGAAGTGCGGTGCACCGAACTCTGGGTTATATGGTATAACTGCATTGGGGTTTGCCCAATCTTGTTCCAGCTGCCCCAAATCATCTACGCTCCCCTCTGGGACTAACAACTTAAGTCCAGCAGAAGCCTGAGCGTGGGATAGAGTGAGAGAGAAAAGTTTGTTTAATAATCTTTGAGAGTCCTTTATTTTACTTATATCCGACTTAGGATATGGTGTGCCAGTCCATATATTTGGAACTGGAACTATTGGATATATATCAGTATTAAGGATAGTCTCATATAATAATAAATCTCCTACAGTTGCAGAGATTTTAATTCTTGTTTGCGGTACTTGGACTATCTCAACCAAGCCAGCTTCTAGCATAAGTGAATTCTTTTCAATGAACTGATTGTATTGCTCATCATTCAGTATAGCCTCAGAACCACTTTCTTTGTTAAATATACGATAGAAAGGAACCTTTATCTTAGTAAACCTTTCTAATATACGATACCTATCTAACCTATGATGGTCTCTATTATATACGGTATCTGGTGTAAATGACGAAGAACTATTCCGTCTAGTTGAAGAAGGATAATCATCTTCTTGAGAATAAGTCTCAATATCATCTAGATATTGCTCAACATTAGGATATAGATTAATTATCTGATCCTCAGTTAAGATAGTCGATAAGATAACGCCTGACGCATCATCGAAATGTCTATTCCTTGAGGCTGGGTCAACATAAACACGAAATGGGTCAAGATATGTGAACTTTACTTCACCACGCCCATAATCCGCTTCAGGTTCTAAATAGGCATAAAAGTAACCAATGCCAGCAGTTGCATAGTCATGAACCGCTTGCTTAAATTGTGTATCACCCTCTGATATATCCCATATATATTCCAGTAAGGTTCTCCAAACCAAGGCTAACCTACTATCAGAATCTTCTCTTCCAACCGCACTAAACTTAGGAGAGCGTGATGTTAAAAGTGATTTTAATTTCTCAACAGCCGCATACACCCGATCAATAACAAAGTCACCTTGGCCTACTGCCCTCAATGCCTCTGACTCTTCTTGGCTATAATGATTCCCTAAAAAGAAATCTATGGAATCTCTAGCCTCCGTATCCCAATCTACCCTAGAATCTCTCCAGGATTGCCAAAGTTGCTTATTAATCTCAGAGTGTTCGCTTTGCGTATTCTCGAGCTCTCTTATACTAGAAATAGTCTACCCCATTAGTTGGTTTGCCACGAACATAATATAACACCGAAAGTCTCTTAATGCAAGAAGTTTTTTAACTTCTTTGTCCAGTCATCCAAGAAACTACCTTTTTTCTTACAGAACCCTTCTCTTTTTTTTCTATCATCTCGTCAAATTTATCAGCATCAAATCTCATACTAGATGGTGGTCGTGCATTATTAATAGAGTACCACAAGCCATCTAGAACATCATCATTCTTTCCCTTAGGGAATTGAAACATTTCATCTACTAATTCTGTTTGTTTTCTTTTAATAAATAACTTACGCCTATTAACTATAGGGCATAATAAAGATTCTAACCTATCTTCTTTCCTTATTTGAGTTGGGGGCCTAACGCCCAATGCTATACCTGGTGCTATCTTTCTATCGTTAGCAGCCATCTTATTGACGGCATCTTTAATAATACCCTGTGCGCCAACATGCTCAACATTGGCTCTTTTCACTGGGGAATATTGCTTTGCATACTCTATTATCTTATCAGGCATTTCATATAAAGGTAAATGCTCTCTCATATAGTCTACTACGTAGAAGTTCCTATCGCTGTCTATTCCAATAACCATTATAACTTGATAGTCACTACGTTCATTAGCCTCATATGCCAAGTCAACGCCAATATATATATTTACTGGAATAGCGTCTTCGCTATTTATAAGATAAGCAAAGTTATTCTTAGATACAAACTCATGATCATAGAATTCTAATCTATTTGTCTTGAACTTTGCATTCGCTAAATCCCTAGCCTCATTAAGATATTCCTGAGCAAACTTATGGACTAAGCCAACATCTTCAAATCTTCTTCGTATATCTTCTAACTTTGATTTTGAAAAATATGAAGGCCAAAGAACATTGCCATCGTCATCTATAGCCTTATGGTACATCACATCCCAAGCATACTTCCTCTTATCTCTCTTTGCCTCTACATGTCCATCATATATACTCTGTAAAAAGGAATCAAAATGCACAATAGTTCCTATCAACCAAACTGAACCCTCGTTACCAGCGGAATTTTCTAAGGCAGGTTCCACAGTGGACATAACCCATTCCTTGATCTCCCTTCTTCTATCAGGAGTTTTTGTATTTAACTCTGATTCAAAATCATCAAGAATTATCTTAGTATATCTAAGACCTAACTGAGACCTACCACGCAATCTCTGAGAAGTACCCTTCCCTATAACTCTATCACCCTTACTTGTAGTAAATTCTTTTTCAGTCCACTTAGAACCTCTTAGGTCACCAAAGTAATAATTAAGAGCAGGATTTACCTCTATATGATTCTGTATGTATTTTATATGGTCTATTGCCTGAGATTGTTCCTCTGCTACCCAGGCTATGAATTCTTTTTTACCTTCTGGGTTAAAATATAAATGATGCATTAGAGCAGCCTTCGCCAATGTAGACTTTGAATGACCCCTAGGCAGTATTATACAACAACGTTTTCTTTCATTGTTTAATAATAAATCATTCAATTCGTAATGATATGGCGCTGGGGAAGATTTCATAAAGTCCTCAGGCATAAACAACTGCCCAAAGGATATTAGGTCTTTCCTTGCCAACTCAAGCACACGTTCCTTTTCGGAAACGTTATGCTTATTTATATTGAAATTCTCTTTTTCCTTGCTCTTTCCGATAACCAATCCTGTTCTGGTACTAATTCAAATACCTTGTTATATTGCATAAGGGCAGGCCCAATGATATACATCCAAGCCTTATCCTTTTCGCCATTGTCGTTATAAACATCTACTCGCCTTCTTTCGTATAATCCTGTATCTATACCTTCATAGGTATCATACCCCATAAGATCACTATTATCTACATCCATCACCTCAACAACAGCGCCTTTAGCGTTGCCATCCATTAATGCTGCTGGATATGAATAATGCCCAGGAAATACAATTTGATACCCATCTACCTTCCAAGTATCACTATTTCCCTTTCTAAGCGTTCCGTATACTGCTAACTTGTCAGTCTTCATTTGCATCTGCAAATCTTGTATATGAAATCTCATCTGAGTAGTAATCCTTTACATCGACAAAATAACCAGTGTCAGATAGATTGGAGTTTACTAACTTGCTATTCTCATAGTATAGTTCATATATCTCACTTGCTATATTCTCACACGTAATACCGTTATTCAGATCAAGATCACTATCTCTTGCTTCCTCTAAAACTTGCATGCATATTTCGAAAAGGTTCATTAGACCTCTTTTTCTCTTTTTGCGCTCGCTAATTTCTTTGTATCCTTACCACCGATAGCATCGAGTTGCTCAGGCGAGAATCCTTGGAATACAGTTACGGACTCCGAACGCTTTTCCGTATCCTTCATCCCAGCTATGGAGACAAGTTCCCTAAGTAAGGAAACCTTATCGCTATCTCTTGACTCATCTGACTCAATAATATCCTTCATTTTTTCCAAGATATAAAGAGGTGTTATATCAGCCTCATTCATTATCTTAT